CTAATTAAATATTATGGCAGCTCCAACAGCAGTTGGAGAATACGGATCTTGTCAAGGTACAGAGACTCGTATATCTCCTTCAGATACAAGTGGATCAGGTTCAGCATCAGCTGTAGCCTCCACTACTAAAAACTTACGTTTAGCATACGGAACAGTAGGAGGATCAGGTACAACTGATACTTGTGCTGTCGTTGCTGGACAGTATACATAACACACAAAGGGGGGTTTCACGACCTCCCTTTTTTTTATTTACAAATATTAACACTATGACTTCTACTCCCACAACAGTTGATCTCGATACCGAACTATCCGCAGTTAATACTATCTTGGGTAGTATAGGTCAGTCTCCTATCTCTACCTTAGATTATGATAATCCAGAAGTAGCATTTATATATAATCTTTTAAAAGAATCTAACCAAGATGTACAGAATGAAGGTTGGCATTTTAATAGAGAAAACCATATCAAACAAATGGTAGCTACTGATAATAAAATTATTATAGATGCTTCTTATATTAGAATAGATAATACAGATGAATGGGATAAAACTAGAGACTTTGTAAGACGCAAAGATGCTGACGGCCAATGGAAAATATATGATAAAGTTAATCATACTTTTGAATATCCAGATGATGATTATTTCTATGTAAATGTTATTCGATTATATAACTTTGAAGACATTCCTGCACCATTCCAAAGATATATTACTTACAAAGCAGCAGGACGAGCAGCAGTACAATTAGTAGCTAACCCTCAATTACAACAAATGTTAGGTGTATTTGAGACACAAGCTAGAGCTTCTTGTGTGGAATATGAATGCAATCAAGGTGACCATAACTTTATGGGTTGGCCAGATGACTCTGCATATCAATCTTATAAACCTTATAGAGCATTAAGACGTTAATGGCTAGTATTACACAACAGGTAGGTAACTATAAATCCGGTATCTCTGAACTACCAGATGAACTTAAAGTTCCCGGACAAGTAGTTGACCTTAAAAATGCTATACCAGATATTACTCGTGGTTGTATTAAACGACCCGGAAGTGATCTGATAGCAGCCATATCTCCTAGTACAGCAGGTACAGGTGGTAAATGGTTCCCAATTTATACAGAACAAGACGAACAATATATAGGACAAGTAGCCACAGATGGGGTAGTTAACATCTGGAGATGTAGTGATGGAGCACTTATACCCATAGACTATGCTAATGTTGCTGGTACTAATTTAGCTACCTATTTAGTACATACTAATCCAGAAGATATACAACCATTAACAATTAACCAAACTACATTCTTTGCTAACAGAACTAAAACTGTAGCAATGAAAACTGACTCAGCTAATAAAACTGCAGCTTTAGTTAACGAAGCATTTATATCTTTACGTACTATTACTTATGGTAAACAATACTCATTAGATATATTTGATCCTACTAATCATAGTACTGTTACTTATAACCGTGCTACAGCTATTGAAGCTGAAGAAGATGTAGATGTGACTGGTATCTCAGGGTATGTTAATAATGGTAAATGTGAAGGTATGTCTAAACATACTGTAGGTCCTACCGCAACTAACTCAGGTACAGCATATAGTGCAGGTGGTACAGGTAAAAGTAACCTTAGGTATGAAATGGATGTACGCTGTACTCCAGTCCCTGAATTAAATGGTTCAAGTACCCAAGCATATGACGATTCATACCAACCATTTGTAACTTTACAATTTGGTGGTGAAGGGTGGTCTACAAATGATACTCATACTTATGTATCAAATAAAGGTTTAGAAACTCAAATTAAAGTTAAAGCTCATGTAGCTATTACATCTAGAGCTAACGTAGCTTTAGTTAGACCTGAACCTACAGCTTCAAACGCCTTAGAAAATGTTTCTGCTGAAAGTATATTAGCAGGTATGAAAAATGCTATAGATGCTATTAGTGGTACTGGTATAACAGCTACAGTATCTGGTAATGGTTTACATTTACATCGTGCAACTCCTTTTAACGTCACAACAAGTGAAACACAGTTAATGGAGATCATTACTTCTACTGCTAACTCAGCTGAAGATTTACCTAAAACTTGTAGACATGGTTATATAGTTCAAGTTATTAATAGTGGTGAAGACCAAGATGACTTTTATTTAAAATTTAAAGTTAATAATATAGCTGAAGATAACTCCGTTACTGGTACATATGCTAGATCTGGAACAACTATAACTGTAACTTCTAACAGTCATGGGTTATCTAATGGTGATACTATCATTGCAGATTTTACAAGTGGTGCAGGTACAGATGGATTCTATACTGTAGCTAACGTTGCAACTAATACATTTGAAGTTACAGACGCTGCCTCCGGTACTATTAGTGCAGGAACATCTATGACCTATAGACCTAACCGTTACGGTGAAGGTGTATGGGAAGAATGCCCAGCTCCTAATTTAGACGTAAAATTTGATGTGGATACTATGCCACTTCAATTAAAGAGAGTTTTACCGGGAACATTTTCTATTAATGGTGGCGGTTCTACTTCGTATGCTAATGGTGCTTTTAGATTTGATTACCCACCATGGGATGATAGAGATGTAGGAGATGACCTTACTAATCCAAAACCTTCATTTGTAGATAACACTATAAATAAAATGTTTTTCTTTAGAAACAGAATAGGATTGTTAAGTGGAGAAAATGTTATCTTATCTAGAGTAAATGATTTCCATAATTATTGGGCAAAAACTGCTTTTACTATTGCAAATGCTGACCCGATTGATTTACAATCTACCTCTACATATCCTACAGATTTGTTTGATGCTACAGAAGTTAACGCAGGTTTACTAATGTTTAGTGCATCACAACAGTTTTTATTAAAAACAGATGAAGCACAATTAACACCTGAAACTGCTATTGTTTCTTACTTATCGTCGTATGCTTTTAATGAAAAAACTCAACCATTTAATATGGGTACAACAGCAGGTTGGTTAAACAGCACAGCTAAACGTACTAGATTCCATGAAATGGCTGGTATACAAAGAAACGGTGAACCTCAAGTATTAGAACAAACTAAAATTATATCTAAACTATTTCCAGATGATATAACATTAGTAGCTGAGTCTACTGAAAACTCAATGGTACTGTTTGGATCATTAAATAAGAATGAAGTATGGGGTTATAAATACTATACTCAAGGAGAACAACGAATCCAATCCGCTTGGTTCCGATGGGAACTTCCCGGTACAGTAACATTCCATTGTATGATGGATGATGTGTACTATGCTGTATTAAAGAATGGCAGTGTTTATACTTTACAATCATTTGATATTAAGAAAGCTACAGACACTTTAACAGTTGGCACAGCTCCTGAAGAATACCTTATACATTTAGATACTAAAACAGAAATTAGTTCTGGATCTTTAACTTATAATGCTACTACAAATAAAACCAGTATGACCAAACCTACGGGTTATGATAATGCAGGACAGCTTGCTGTATTCTGTAAAACAGCTGGTGATAATGTAGGTCGTTTTAGTAAAGCAACTGTTAATGGAAGTAATTTAGAATGGACAGGCGATTGGTCTGCATTAAATATTGTATTAGGTTATCTATATGAAATGGAAGTAGAATTACCTACTATATTTATTCAACAATCAGACGGTCAACAAATCAAATCTGAAACTAGAGGATCATTAATTGTTCATAGACTTAACTTTTCCTTTGGAGCAGTAGGTCTTATTGATATAACACTCAAACGTAAAGGTAGACCAGATTATAATAAAACATATGAATCTATTGATTGGGATTCTTATGTATCTAACACTTTAAGTATTGCAGAAGAACATATCCATACCATACCTGTATATGATCGTAATACTAATTTAAGTGTACATCTTAACTCAACACACCCAGCTCCAGCCTCGTTAAACTCAATGACTTGGGAAGGAGATTATAATGCTAAGTTTTATAAACGTGTCTAAATACATTCACCCAATTACCAAGGAGGCTGCTACCGAAGTAGCCTTCCATTTACGTCCTGACGACTTCCGAGAGGTCTATGAAGGCCATGGGGTCAATCCTTTGGTTTCGGTCCCCAGAGACGCTCTGATAGGCGATACAATCTACTTTACAGCTCCTAACGGCAAGACTGCCGGAATAGCTGGAGTACAGCATGATGGTTTAATCTGGATGCTTTGCACACCAGAGATAGAAAAAATACCACACACCTTTGCTAGGCAAGCTAAAAAGTTTATTGACAGTAGAACAGAACCGTTACTATGGAATATAGTTGATAAACGTAACACCGTCCATCTAAAATTACTACAATTTTTAGGATTTAAATTCTTAAGGGAACTTAAGTATGGTCCTAACCAACTAACCTTTATTGAATTTTGTAAATTAAATGTGTAATCCCGTAACAGGCTGGCAAGTCGCTCAATTTGCAGTTTCATCAGCAGCACAAGTAGGCAGTTATATGTCTCAACGTGCAGGAACTCAAGCACGTAACAGAGCTAAACTCTTAAACTTTAGATATGATAATATAGAATATTATAATGATGCTCTACTAAAAGATGTTCAATGGAAAAATCAGCAATTAAATACTGAGATTGCATATGATAATCTTGCTCAAAAAGCAGCGGAACAATGGAGACAACAAGATTTAGCTATAGAACAAGCTAAAGATAAACATGCTAATTATACTATAGAAGCTTTACAAGAGATGTATAGAAAAGAATATGCTGGTACTCAAACTGGTGTAACTGCTTCTCGTTTAGCGAATGAACCTATACGTAAAGTAAATATGGCTATTAGTAAATCTTCAAGAGAAGCAATAATGGCAAAAGATAAATCTCTATTGCAAAAAGAAATCATTAGAAATGATGCTAACCGTAGACGTCAAGCTGCCTTCCAAGATACTTGGAGATCACCTGTTCATGGTTGGACACCCATAGCACCAGCTTTAGAAAGCAACCCTAGTGCAGCTGGTATGTTATTAGGTATTGCAGCATCTGCTGTAGGAACGTTTGGTCCAAAAACTAAGATCCTAAAAGATGGCTACAACGCGAAAGATT